CAGGTACAGTCTGCGGCGGAGACACAAATAATGTTACCAATACCTGCGGATCAATTGTTGGCGGAAGCAATAATTCAAACTCAAGTGGTTACGGCTTCGTCGGCGGCGGCCAATTGAACACCGCCCAGACCAACACGCACGCCACGGTTTGTGGGGGCAATGGCAATACAGCGAGCGGGCAGTATTCGTTTGTGGGGGGCGGAAATAGCAATAGTGCTACCGATACATCTACAACGGTCGCCGGAGGAGCTAGCAATATCGTATCTGGTAATACAGCAGCGTGCTTAGGTGGATCTAACCACATCGTTGATGGCACTTTGTCTGCCGTTATGGGTGGTAAATACGGAACAGCAAGAACAATTCATGGCTACCACGTTTTTCCCGCTTGCAACCAACCGATTCAGGCAAAAGCTGGTGTTACTCAATCCGGTCTCCTGCTCCTAGGTCGTCAAACCACCGACGCTACCGCCACGGTTCTTGCAAGTAATAGTGGAACAATCTCAGCGTTCAACCAAGTCATCCTGCCCAACAACGCCGCGTATAGCTTCTCCGGTGAGGTGATCGCAGGTCGGACTGGAGGAGGCGACACCGCCCGCTGGACGATCAACGGCGCCATCAAGCGCGGCGCCAGCGCAGCCACCACCGCCATGGTCGGCACACCCACCGTCACGATGACCCACAACGATGCCGGTGCAGCCGCCTGGACCGTGGCCGTCACCGCCGACACCACCAACGGTGGCATTGCCGTCACAGTCACCGGCGCGGCATCCACCACCATCAGGTGGGTGTGCAAGATCAACACTACCGAGATGACCTACTGATGGCCCTGATCACCGACCTCGCCGAGACTCCGTTCGGCATCGCCATCCCCGGCGCCTACGCCAGGATCTCCCTGCTCCGTGCCGACAAGCACGGCTTGCTGCTGCAGGTCAGCCACTACGCCACTGAGGCAGCCGCCAAGGCCGGCGCCAGCCCCATCCTCGACCGCACCGAGTTCGCCCCCACCGAGGAGCTGGCCCCCGGCCCCAACCCGCTGGCGATCGGTTACGCCTGGCTCAAGCAGCAGCCTGCCTACGTCGACAGCAAGGACACCTGATCATGGCCTCCCGCAGCGAGCAGATCCTTGCTCACATCGCAACCACCCTGGCGGCCACCGCCGGCATCGGCACCGTCTACCGCTCCAGGGTGGAGGCCTTCTCTCGTGATGAAGCGCCCGCCATGGTGATCGAGCCCGGTGGTGAAACCGCTCGCGAGATGAGCACCTGCAAACTCGACTGGACGTTGCCGGTGCTCATCGCCATCCACACCCGTGGCAGCATCCCTGATCAGCTGGCCGATCCGATCCGCGTCTCAGCTCACAGCCTGCTCATGGCTGACCGCACCCTCGGCGGACTGGCGCTGGACATCATCCCGCTCGGCACCGATCCACAGCGCGACAAGGCCGATCTCACCTCCCTCTGGCTGGTCTGCACCTATCAGGTGCGCTACCGCACCCTGGCCAACAACCTGGAATCTGCATAGCACAGGCCAAGCTAGGCTGGTCACAGATCATGTCTGCGTCAATGGCTCGCACCCAGATCAAGCCGCAGGCTGAGGATGCACCTCTGCCGCCACCGCCCGCCGAAGGTGGCAGCTACATCCTCTCCGGCGGCTCCTGGCTGTGCGTGCAGCAGACGGCGCCCGCCGCCGCCGCTGCAGACACCGCCCCCGAATCTGAGGACTGACCCATGGCCCTGTGGCGCAATCGCCTGGCCCTCGTCAAGACCGAGGCCACCTATGGCACCAGCAGCAGCCCCGCTGCCACCGATGCTCTGCTGTTCACCGAGCTCGACATCGAGCCCCTGGCGCTTGAGCTGGTTGAGCGCGAAACCATTCAGGCATACATGGGCAACCGCGCCAGCGTGGTTGCTCAGCGATCGGTGCCGCTCAAGGCCACGGTTGAACTGGCCGGCTCCGGCACGGCTGGCACCGCCCCCCGCTGGGCGCCGCTGATGATGGCCTCGGCCTGCAGCGAGACGGTCGTCGCCAGTACCAGCGTCACCTACGCCCCGGCATCCTCCAGCCACAGCTCCTACACCTGCGACTTCTACGCCGACAACGGCAGCCGTCAGGCGATCACCGGCATCCGTGGCACTGCAGAGATCAGCCTCACCGTGGGTGAGATCCCGACGATCGCGTTTGAGCACATGGGGCTGTATGCCGCCCCCGGCGCCCTGAGCCGTCCGTCGGAGACCTACTCCGCCCAAGCTGCGCCCGTGGTGGTCAATGCCGACAACACCGCCAGCGTCAGCGTGCATGGCTTCAGCGCCTGCCTGCAGTCCTTCACCCTGTCCCTAGGCGTCGAGACTGTGTTCCGCCAGCTGGCCGGCTGCACCAAACAGGTGCTGGTCACCGATCGCAAGGCCACCGGTTCGATCACGATCGAGCTGCCTGCCTTCGCCACGAAGGATTTCCTCACGCTGGCCAGCAACCAGACCACCGGCGCGATCAGCTGGGTGCATGGCGCCACCGCAGGCAACATCATCACCTTCAACGCCAGCACCTGTGCATTCGATGCGCCGACCATTGAGGATGGTGACAGCGTGACGATGATCACCCTGCCGTTCCGTCTGCTGCCCAGCGGCAGCGGTAACAACGACTTCTCCCTCGCTCTGACCTGATGGCCTTCATCCTCGAACAATCGCCCACCTTCTCCTGGCCGATCGTGATCCGGGAGCTGGTGGACGGTGGCCGCTACCGCACCCATCAGTTCGAGGCGGTGTTCAACCGCCTGCCGCAGGATCGGATGGAGGAGGTGCAGCTGGCCTACCACCGCATCAAGACCGAGGTGCAACGCGATGAGCTGATCGACGCGCTGCCCACCCGCGAGATCGCATCTGAGATCCTGGCCGGCTGGAAGGGCATCACCAACCCTGACGGCACCGATGTGGAATGCACGCCCGCCACAAAGGAGCAGCTGCTGAAGGTGGCCACCGTGGCCGACGTGCTGGTGGCCACGTTCTTCGAGGCGCACGAGAAGGCGCGAGCAAAAAACTGACGGGCGCCGTGGATCACCTCATGCGTGCTGGCAAGGGTGACACGGCGCAGCTGCAGAGCGATGCCGCTGCTTATGGGGTGATCCTGGAATCGCATCATCTGGCGCCCGCGCACTTCACGCTGTGGCATGATCTTTGGCCGGCAGTGCATCTGTTCATGCGATGTCTGACTCAATGGCGCACCAGCATCGACGGTGTGGTCGGGTTGGATTATGGGGTGATGCTGCAGCTGGCCAGTCTGCTCGGGGTGACAGTGACCGAGCAGGTGCTTGATGATGTGCAAGTGATGGAAGCCCACGCGATCGCCAAGGCGAAACGGAGGAAGTGAAATGGCGGTGATGCAAGCGCTGCTGCAGGTCAAGGCTGATGTCACCGGCGAGGGCCAGGTCAACGCACTGGGTCGGGCGATCGGTGGCATCAAGCAGAAGGCCACTGAAGCCAGCGTGGGGCTCAAGGGTCTGACGGCTGCCGCTGGCATGGGCGGCCTGGCCGGATCATTCAGCATGCTGGCACCGCTGCTCAGCGTCGGCGGCCTGGTGGCCATGACCAAGAAGACGCTCGATGCTGGCAATGAAATGTTCAACCTGTCACAGAAGACAGGCGTGAGCGTTGAGGCATTGGCGCGATTCAAGAAAGCAGCATCAACATCCGGCACAGATGTTGAGACGGTGGCCAAGGCGATCACCAAACTTTCCAAGGGAATGTTTGAAGCAACGCAGACTGGGACCGGCCCAACAGCAAACGCATTGAAAACCCTTGGTGTCAGCGCAACTGATGCAACCGGCAAGCTGCGCAGCGCTGATGCCGTCATGCTCGACATCGCGACGAAGTTCAAGGGCATGCCTGATGGTGCGCAGAAAACTGCTCTTGCGATGCAGTTGTTCGGCAAGTCTGGCGCTGAACTGGTGCCAATGCTGAATCTTGGCGGCGAAGCGATCGACAAGATGAAGGTGAAGATGACAACCGCCTTCGCAGAGAAAGCTGATCAATACTCCGACAAGCTGACCATGCTCGGCGGCAAGGTTGGTTCTCTCGGCGCTGACATCGCAATCGTCCTGCTGCCTGTGCTGGACAAGATGGCTGATGGCATCACGGCTGTTGTCGACTGGTTCAACAAGCTGGATCCAGGTATCCGCAACGCGATCGTTGCGGTGTCGCTGTTCGCCATCAGCTTCGGCGCCATCGCTACGGTCATTGGCACGGTCGTTGGTGCGCTGGGCACGATCGGCACAGCCGTCGCCGGCCTGGGTGCTGCATTCGCCGGCACCGGCATTGCTGCCACGATCGCCGGCTGGTTGCCTGCGATCATCGGCGCCACCAGTGGGATCGTGGCGGCCCTCGGCGGCATCCTGACCTTCGTCACCGGCACGCTGATCCCTGGCCTGCTGGCGGTGGTGACTGGCCCTGTCGGTCTGACCGTGCTGCTGGTGGCCGCGATCGTGGCGTTGTTCATCGCCTTCCGTGAGCCGATCATGAACTTCCTGACCTGGGTATGGGAGAACCTGGTGGGAGGCTTTCAAAAGATCGCTGATTGGTATATGAATGTCTATGTTAAGTTCTGGGTTGATCTGTGGGCCAACTACATCGTCAAGCCAATTACAGATTTTCTGTCCTGGTTTGGCAATGTGTTTATGAAAGGCTGGGAAGCCTACGTCAAGAGCATCCGAGGCATATGGGATGCAGCTGCTGGGTTCTTCACACAGGCATGGCAAAATGCTGGCAACTTTATTACCGGAATATGGGGTGGCATCATCAATGGATTGCGAGGGATTGTCAATAGTTTCTTTGGAGCCTTCTTTGGCCAGATCAATTCAGCAGTTCGTGCCATCAATGTATTGATCGCCGGCTTCAATAAACTGCCTGGCCCTGATATTTCGTTTATTCCTCAGGTGCCTGTTCCTCGATTCGCCGAGGGCGGCGTCGTTGATCGCCCCACTCTGGCCATGGTTGGCGAAGGTGGCGAGCGCGAGTACATCATCCCTGAGTCGAAGATGGCAGGCGCTGCCGCGGCCTACCTCGGCGGCGCCCGCGGCGCGTCGGTGGTTGGCCCCAGCACCATCAACGTGACCACCGGCCCGGTGCTGCAGCAGCAGGGTCAGAACTGGGTCACGATGGCTGACCTGCAGCAGGCGATGCGTGCCACCGAGGCCGCCACCCTGCAGCGCATTCGCACCCCTGCCGGCCGCGCTGCCTTGGGCATCCGATGACGGTCGTCTCTCAGAGCCAGTTCCTCAGGGTCTACACCAGCGCCGGTGCAACCCTCCACCGCTGGCAGTCGTACTACGCCCACACCACGCAGCAGCACGCTGGAGCGCTGTGGTCCTACCTGCCGTTCGATGCGTCTGGCATCACAGCCGGCCAGACAGGTGACGAATCTGGCGTGACCATTACGCTGCCAGCGGTGCCAGCGGTGGTGGATGCGATCGAGCTGGCGATCACCCAGTCGCATCGGTGGGAGCTGACCATCTACCAGTTCACGCCAGGGCGCGAGCAGCAGCAGATTTTGGTGGAGACCTTCACCGGCGAGATCGTTCGCGCAGTGGCAACACTCGGCGCGATACGAATCGACCTTGGCTCTACCCTGTCACCAGTGGGTGCGCAAATCCCACCTCGGACGCTGACCAGTAACCTGATCGGCAAAGGCTGCAGACTATGAGCGGGCTGATCTCTAGCGATCCACTGGCGACCCTGGCCATGGAGTCAGGCATGGTCCGGGCGCCACTGGCCGAGGGTGCAGCGCAGGGCGACACACAGCTCGACAGCAAGCAGCGTGCAGCGGCCATCGGCGAACCGGTGCCGATCGTGTTCTGTCGCCGTGATGAGACAGCAGGCACGGGTGGTGTCCTGATCTCTCCAGCCGCCACTGAGGCACGGTTCAGCAACGATGCCAGCAATGCCGTCACGGCGTCCTACCACCTGGTGCTGAGCGAGGGGCGCATCGGTTCGATCCAAGTGCGTGATGTCTTCCAGCGATCCTGCCGGGTTGGATCCCACAGCCAGACGTATGACCGTCGAGCTGGCACGTGGGAGCCCGGCAACTACATCACGGCGCACGCTGGCTACACAACACCGGAATGCCCGTACTATTGCGGGACGATTGGTGTATATACCGGCATGTCAACGCTGTCGTTTACTGTTACGATCCCGGATGGATTTGATCAATGGGATCGACAAGTGCATTGCTTCATCCGAAACGGAATGGAAGTAACGCGGCTGTTGGATAACGTAACAGGATCCAGCAACAACTTCGCCGATCTATACAACTGGTCTCTGAGTAATTGCGCCAAGCTGAGCGCCGATCAGATTGATTACAGCAGCCTGGCAAGCGCAGCGCAATTCCTGCATGTCAATGGTTTTAACTGCGACATCAATATCACCAAGAGTCAGAACCTTGGCGACATGGTGGCCGACATGGCGCCATATTTCTTGCTGACCGAAACCCGCGTTGCGGGTCGTCGCGGCTTACGGCCGGTGCTGCCAGTCAACAGCGATGGCACAATCAAGACAACACCAATCGAGTGGGCCTATACGTTTACAGAAGATCATATTTTGCCGGATCAGTTGCAGATCAGCTATGTGCCGCCAGCCGATCGCAAGCCATTCGCCGTGCGTGCAATCTGGCGGCAACAGCTTGATGATGATCATGGCATCATCCGCTCCAGTGAAGTGCGCCTGGCTGGAGAGGCAGAGGAAGGGCCGTACGAACAGCATGACCTTTCGCAATTCTGCACACGCGAAAACCATGCAGTAAAGATCGCCGCATACATTCGTGCGCGACGGAAATACACAACGCACACAGCCAGCGTGTCATGCCGGACGATCGACTTCCCGCAGACCCTGCAGGCAGGCGACATCGTGCGACTAAAGCTGTACCGCTCTAGCGACATTGCAGCATCGGGGTTGTGGGATTACCTTTACCAAATCGAGCGCATCACCAAGACAGCAGCCGGTGATGTCAGCATGGATCTGGTTCATTTTCCGATCAACAGTTCAGGCGTGAGCCCTATTGCGTTAGCAGTGGCTGAAACGTTTGGGACTGGCATTATGCTGACCAGTAATCGCACGGGAGTGAGCTGCGACGCAAGTCCTTCTAGAGCAAGCGATACGAGCGTACCAGCGGAGACGTATCAGTCTGGAACATACGTTGCTCCAGTCAGCTACATATACGGCGGAGGCATCTGGGAGGAATGGTCGCAGGTCCCACCTGACATTGATGAAGAGGTGCCGCCAAACGTAATTCTCAACGAGCCGAAAGACCCGCCACCGGAGGAACCGCCAGAAGAAAAACCTGAGCCAGCGCCTGAGGCAGAGACTGAACCGCAACCACCACCGCAACAGGTTTCAGGATTTCAAGGTCCTTTTGCTCCGGAAAATTGGATAGAACATAAAATAATCTTCTATGATAACGAATGGCGAGAGCCAGGTTTTTACAACCCAGGATTGTATGGAGGATATGTTGTCTACGGATACACCAATGGCGTACCGACCGAAGCGACGCTATACGCTCCTAGGGTCGGGGTGCCGGGCCACCCATTTCTCGGCCCTTACTGGCGCACATTTATTCTATCAATTCCAATTTCTTATCCCTGCACAATTTCGTTCAATTGGTCTTTTATTCCACAATCTTATGACATGCAATGGGAAGATGATTTTCCGTTCATAAATTATCCTTTTGATGATGCGACCTTCTCGCAAGAAACATTAGTTTTTCCTAACGGTTTTAATAATACCGCGGGGCCATTCAATCAAAGTGGAACGCATACTGTTACAGCCACTGTTTCCACTAAGTTTGCATTTCAGATTGATTCAGTGGATTCTGATCTACAAAGAGGCAGATTCATAATCAGCAATTTCGTCGTAACCCCCTTGTAGCCATGGCCCTGTTCCCCGCCCTCGCCCCCAGCACCAGAACCTTCACGCCAGGCAGTCATCCCTTCACCGCCTACACATCCATGTCCGGCCAGCAGAGCCGGGTGCGGCATTCATCCATCACCCTGAGCGGTCAGCTTGATCTGACATTCATCCGCCTAAGCCCTGCTGATCGGCAGGCGATCGAGGATCACTACCGCGGGCAGTTCGGCGAGTTCGTGCCGTTCTACCTGCCAGCTCAGACGTTCTCAGGGTTCACCCCATTGGACGTTGATCCCTCTGGTCTCTGGCGCTATGCGCAGCCGCCCGAGTTTGAGGACCATTGCGGTCCGACCGCAACGGCTACCGTCAAGCTGATCTCTGTGCCAGGCGGTGCAGCCGGCGCCCAGCTGGAGCCTGTCACCGTCTCGATCACAACCGCGTCCTGATCATGGCCACCTTTCCAGCGCTGGAACCTGCCACACGCTCATACAGCATGGGGCGCTATCCGATGGTGACGCAGCAGGTATTCGCCGCCGAGCCGGTGCGATTCCTGCAAAGTGCTGTTTCGATTGGCTATGTGCTCAAGCTGGGTTACACCTTCCTGACCGCAGCCGAGGCGAAGCTGATTCGTGATCACTGGCGTGAGCAGTTCGGCGGCATCGAGCCATTCTTGCTAAGCGATGAGGTGATGCTGAATCACGGCGACGCGAACATCGTCAGCGCCACCAAACGATGGCGCTACAGTTCACCGCCGCAGGAACAGCAGCTGACCGGTGGTCTGGTCAACATCACGCTGGAACTGGAGACCGTCGAGGGCACCTTTGTCCTGGGTGCTGCCATGGCCATCGCCGTTGCGATCGTGGTCGGCAAGGCCAATGCTGGCGGCCCGGCCATGGTCATCGGGATCGTTGTCTCCTTCGCACCAGGCTCGGCCGAGGGGCCCGATCACAAGGCGCCTGGCGTTGATCTCATCATCACCGCCACCATGGCGCCTGGTGCTGGTGGAGCGCCGCCGCTGGAGCGCACCATTAACGCATCCATCACGGCCGGACAGGCCAGCGCAGCGGCCACGGCCATGGCCCGGATTGTCACCGCATCCATCGCAGCCGGCTCTGCCAGCGCGGTCTAGGATCGGTTGACGACTGGTTCACCGTATGGCTTCGCTCGTCTACAACTCCGCCGTGGACGACATGGCGCGTGGTCTGATCGACTTCGACTCAGACACGTTCAAGGCCATGCTGGTCACCAGCACTTACAGCCCCAACAAGGACACGCATGACAAGCGCGACGACGTGACCAACGAGGTGACTGGCACCGGCTACACCGCCGGCGGCACCACCTGCGCGGTCACCGTCACCAAGGACACGGCCAACGACAAGGTGACGATCACTCTTGGATCTGTCAGCTGGTCTAGCAGCACCATCACCGCCCGGGGTTGCGTCTACTACAAGAGCCGGGGTGGCGCCAGCAGCGCCGATGAGATCGTCGCCTACAACGATTTCGGCGGTGACGTGAGCACCACCGGCGGCACGTTCTCAGTGGCGGCAAGCACGATCACGTTGCAGAATTGACCATGCCAGGCGATCACGAGGTCACGCATGGAGACATCCTGCGTGCCATCGGCACCATCGAGGGCAAGCTCGATGCGATGCACAGCAACCTGGGGCAGAAGCACACTGACATTGCCGAGGCGTTTCGACGGCTGGGCGAGGCTGAGAAGCGCATTGCCCAGGGCATGATCATCGCTGTGTCAGTGGGCGTGATCTTCCCGTTGGTGTGGCAGGCCATGGGCACACAAGTGCACTTCGGCCATCCACCGGCTGAGGTCCGGCAGTGATCAACGACATCACGCCGTTCTTCGAGCACTGGAAGGGTCTGCCCCATCAACGCGCCGCGGCGCAGCAGCTGTGGGAGGCGGTGCCGGCCAGCCTGAAGAAGGATGACGCGGCCTGGTATGAGACATGGAAGGCTGCCGGCAAGCAGGCTGAGCCACGGGCGCTGACCAACCCGCTGCAGTGCCGCTACTTCAGCCAGCGCGACTCGGCGACTGAGCATGCCCTCCGGATGTGTTTCAGCAGCAGCTGCGCGATGCTGCTGGAGACCATGCGGCCCGGCACGCTGACCGGCCCCAATGGCGACGACGCCTACCTCGGCCGGGTGCTCCGCTACGGCGACACCACCGAGGCGACCAGTCAGATCAAGGCGCTGCAGTCCTTCGGCATTGAAGCCGGGCTGGTGCGCAACGCCAGCTGGCGCACGATCGAGCAGCAGATCGACCAGGGGATCCCGGTGCCGATCGGCATCCTGCACAAGGGGCCAGTGAGCGCACCCACCGGCAGCGGCCACTGGATCTGCGCCATCGGCTACGACGCCGACGCCCTGGTGGTGCACGACCCGTTCGGCGACCTCGATCTGGTGAGCGGCGCCTACGTCAACAACTGGGGCGCTCGGCTCCGGTACTCCCGCCGCAACCTCGGCCCGCGTTGGATGGTCGAGGGGCCCGGCACTGGCTGGGCAATCATTGCTCAGCCCTAGGCTGGTGCCATCTGCATGTGATCCATGGACGCCAACACCGCCGCGATCGTCGCCATCGCTGTTGCTGCCGGCAGCGAGATCATCGCGCTGTCGCCGCTGAAGGCCAACAGCTTCGTACAGCTGGCGCTGCAGTTCTTGCGCATGGCGTTCCCCAAGCGGTGAGTCGAACGTGCACAAAAAAGGGGCCTTTCGGCCCCCGGTAGTTCAGTCCTCCTCGATCATCTGATCGACCGTCTCGATGATCCGATCAGCGGCCTGGATCAGGCCAGCCACGTTCTCTTGGAAGCGGCGATCGGATTCCTCAAGCGCGGCGATCAGCTCGGCGAGGCTTTCTGAAATCTTCATGTTTCTAGATGCGGGGTACAGGGCATCTCTGCCCTGCACTCAAGGTACTGCCGGGGCCTGCCCATGCACAGGGTCGTGTCACAACTCTTCACATTTTCGTGGGCACAAAAAAAGGGGCCCCGCAGGGCCCCGTGTTCAGGCTGCAGCCTGCTGCGCCTTGAGGATTGCGGCGTCGATGAACGCTTCTCGTAACACTCGGCCCCGGTTGCCCGGGGCATGCCCTCAGCAGGACCACTCTTCGAGTTGGGCGGCCAGGTCACGCATCTCTGCGGCCAGTGCCAAGCCCCGCTCGATCGAGCGTCCGTAAGCCGAGAGGGCGGCGTCCAGTTCAGCGAGCAGCAGCGCTGTCTCCTGGCGGTCCGCCTCGATCTCGGCGAGGAGGGCGCGGTCGGCGTCGGTCATGTCGATCTCCGGTGTGTGGATGAGCCCCCAGGCGGGACTCAGCGGTGCCTGGGTGTGGGCCACCACCGGGATCGGGGCCGACGCCCCGCGAATATGCAGTTGTCCAGGTTCTGGGCTCTGGGCCCGATGCGTTCATCATGCACCCGGCCGCTGCTTCATGCCGTGGGGATGTCGCAATCCGTAACACACGGCCCGAGATGGCGGATCCGGTAAAGCCCGCCGCCGGGCCGGTAGTCGAGCAGGTCGGCCTCCCACAGGCGGCTGAGCCGGCGGCTCACGGCCGACTGGCTGCAGCGCCAGTGTTCGATCAGATCGGCGGTGCGGACCAGGCACGGCGGATCCACCAGCTGGCCCAGGTCGAGCCAGTCGAGCAGCACGCCATCCGGCACGCGATGGCGCAGGGACAGGAGATCGGTGGGGGTCATGAGGATGCCCCGGTTGCACGGGGCCTGTGGGCGATCAGACCGAAGCCAGCTGCTCGCGAATCCGGCCCATCACCTTGGCCGATCGGCGTGCGCGCGGCGCTGCGGCCGGCTGCAGTCGCTCGGCGATCGCTGCCAGCTGCTCAAGGGCATGTTGCGCCTGGCCCAGGCGGTCACAGGCGTCGCGGTATGCCTGCTCATAGAGGTCGACGCGCTGCACCACCTCCTCGGCCGGCAGGTAGGAGCCGGCAGAACTGATGTGGACGTAGACCGGTTCCGGCTGAGGTTCACCCTCGCGCACGATCTGCACGGAGCGGATCAGGTTGCGGGCCTGGTGCTCGCGATGAAGCTCGGCCGCCACCTCGTCGTTCCACTCAAAGACAGGGTGGAGGGGCGCGTCATCGGGGCGAGCATCTTGGACGACGAGCGGAGCGGTGAGCTCACCGTTCTCGCGGGAAATGCGCGCCAGCTCTTGGCCGGCGACCTGAGCATCGACACCGCTGACGCGGGTGCCGGTGCGGAAGCTGTAGGTGATGGTCATCTGAGTTGAGAGTGAAGGTGAAGGGGCGGAGAGACCGCCCCGATGGTGCCAAACCGGCGGTGCCGGTGCGTGCGATAGCGAGCCGAGGCCCGCCTAGCCAAGCCAGACCGGGGCGTGCCCGATCAAGCCATGGCTCGCCTTGCCTGCGGTGCCGCACCGCGCCCCGCCGGGCCATGCCTGGCCAAGCCTGCCGAACCACGCCTGGCCCGGCCTTGCCAGGCCGCGCCTCGCCGCGCTCAGCCCCGCCTCGCCTTGCCTGCGATGGGATGCCAAGCCTCGGCTGGCCTTGCCCCGCCTTGCCGGCGATGCCTGACCCGGCCGGGCCTTGCCTGGCCACACCATGCCGCGCCACGCCTGCCGCGTCGGGCCGTGCCATGCCGGGCCATGCCGGGCCATGCCATGCCTGCGGTGCCGAGCCCCGCCAAGCCGGGCCATGCCCGGCCTTGCCATTCCAGCCATGCCTGATTCTCTCCATCACACGATCTCGAACAGGCCGAAGCCCAGGCCGGCGCTCATCTTCGAGTCCGGCCGTCCCTCACCGATGCCCACCTGCAGGCCCACACGGGCGATCAGGTTCACCACGTCATCGGATGTGAGCATCCCGGCGTCGTACCGGATCCGCAGCGTGGCGCTCCACTCGCGGTAGAGCGGCCGGCAGCGCAGGTCGACCACACCAGTGGCGTTCCGCGTCGGGGCCACCCACGGCTCAGCTTCACCGCTGGTCAGCCGCACCAGTGGCGCGCCGTCCACGCGATCGAAGCCGTCCTGCAGCACCATGAACGCCAGCTTGGCGTGCGTCATCTTGAAGCCGCACGCCCGGCAGGCGCTGATCGCAGCATTGCGGAAGGCCGCGGCATGGATGCCTTCCCAGCCTTCGTCGGCGATGTGCTTGGCACCTTCATAGAGGGACTCGAAGTCCTTGGCCTCACGCTGCTTCCGGCTTTTGGCGGTGCTGCCAGCCTCCTGGGTCTGGCGCATCATCTCCATTGCCTTGGCGCTGAAGCGGTTGATCACCAGCGGAGCAGTGCCTTGGATGTTGATCTCAAGCCGGCGAAAGTCCGGCGGGGTGATGGTCGCGATTGCGGCCGCTTTCGTGGTTGCCATTGAGTGATGGGGTGAATGTCGGACCTCTCGGCCCGTGAGCACAACCTATGGGCCAGGGTTCCCCCGTCCAGCCTCATCGCCCCAAACCGTTACAACCTGTCACACTCCAAGGTCGTCGCTCACCCTGGCGACGGCGAATGAAAAAGCCCGGCTGTCTCACGGCCGGGCCCCACTCCCATCACACCGGTTCGCGCCGGCAGTCCTACGCTACCTCCGACCCCTGCCTGGGCTCGATGTTCTGGCTGGACATGAACCTGTCGCTCTCGGATCAGTTCGAGATCGAGAAGCAGGTGCGCTACATCCAGGGCTGCACCGATCTGCAGGAGCTCAGGCACCTGGCGGTGGAGCTGCTGCGGTTCTCATCGCTGCAAGCCCACATCTCCAGCCAGCTGGTGCTCCAGACGGCCGAGATGGAAGCCGACATGATCGGCGAGCCGACGGCTGAGCACCAGCAGCTGGCGGCCGAGATCCTGGCTCAGCGGGCGAGCAGCTGATCGAGGTAGAGCTCAGCCTGCCAGCGATCCTCTGCGTAGCGGCAGACACCATGAGCGCAGGCGCGGTGCTCAATGTGGCCGCGATCGGTCCGCAACACTTCGATGGTGCCGCCGTCGCGGTGGATCACATCGAGCACCTGGGTCACGGGAGGATCCTCGACGCCAGCCACAGAGTAAGGCCGCAGACCACGCAGTAGGCGACGGTGAGCAGGAGGAAGTCGTGGAGGGTCATGGGACCTGCCGCTGCAGCAGCTCGGCGGCGCGATCAAGCCGATCAGCTTGGCGGATGTCAAACGAGGTAGGTGCAGGTTCTCCTGGTTTGCCATGGCGTCTCCAATAGGCAATGCCCTTTAGCGTCTCGACCAACTCCGCCACCTCACCATCGCTAGGCTGCCCAGTGACAGAGGCCGGCTCCCTGCCTTGCGGCACAGCCGGTTCATCTGCCAGGGCGGCGCGGGCCTCAGCATCAATGTGAGGCGGCACAGAGCTGCCCGTCCGGTGCGCGTGGACGTAGATGGCCATCAGGTATCGAAGGTCCGTCATCATCCCCTGCTCCCCTGCACGGTGGCATCCCCGTTGTAGCGGCCAGTGACTGCGTAGCTGCGCTGGGGGGTGGCGGCCATCTGGTGGAACACCATCTGGCCGATCTTCATGCCCGGCCACAGGGCGACCGGGTGCAGCTGGCGGCTGTTGACCAACTCAAGGGTCATGACCCCGTGGAAACCTGGGTCTGCGTACCCAGCCATCAAGTGTTCGATCCCCTCGCGGGCGCGGGAGGACTTGAGCATGAACTGCGCGGCGATGTCGTCGGGCAGATGGAACGTCTCAACCGTGCAGGCCAGCACGAACTGCCCCGGCTTGGGCAGGTAGGGGTTCTCCTGCGTGTGCTGGTGCAGCGGGTAGGGCACCAGCTCCAGGCCCTCGGCAGATTCGATCAGCAGGGTGGGGCCGAGTCGCACATCCAGCGACGCCGGGTTGACCAACTCAGGATCAAAGGGACTTACCATGCCGCCGTTGCAGCGGGCGGTGATTTGCCAGTCAGCGAGGATCACTGCTCCACCTCCTGCTGCTGTTGCGCAGCTTGGGCGAGGCCGGTGTAGAGCGCGTGCATCGGGTGCGCCGGGTCGTGCCGGCCGTCAGCCTCGTAGAGCGCTTCGAGGCGGTCTTGCACCGCCTGTTGTTGGATGGGGTCGCAGTTGTTCATCGTTCGGTTCCGTTGAGGCGATCGGCTACCAGCTGGGCGTAGCCGGCGATGTCGTGCCAGTTGTCGGCATAGTCGGGGTCTCCGTTCAGGATCCGCCCGATCTTGTGGCAGATCATGTCCAGGGCCTCCTGCTGATCATGGGCCAGCGCTTTTCGGCGCAGATGCAAATGCCTATTGATGATCTGCTTCAGATCTTGAGTGCATTCGGCATGCCCAGTGAACTTGCCGTAACGCTGGCCCCGCTCCTGCAGGGTGTCGGTGATGTCCATCAGATCACAGTCCGGGTGTTGTGGTTTGGGTCGGTCTCATCCAGGTGGCACTCAGGCCCGAAGCCGGTGGCGAGCACTTCAGCGCGGGATGGCTCGGCTCGCTCGGCGTCGGTGGCCTGCAGGCTATCCAGCCAGCTGTCCAGGGCTGCCCTGCTGGTGGTGCTGCCCTTCAGCCTGAGGAACCGCCGCAGCTCGCGCTGGCAGCGGATCCACACGCTGGCGCTGCGGGCGTGAGCGATGAAGAACCGGCCGTTGATGTCGCGGCCGGTCTCGATGCTCATCCCACCCTGCAGGTTCAGGCGGTCGCGGCGCATGCCCTGATCTCAGTGGACCATCCATGGACGTGACGCAGCAGCGCCTGGCGCTCATGCGCGAGGTCGAGCGATGGCGTCAGCCACGCAGCGTCAGCATCGGTGTCGACCGTCAGCCCGGCGGCGAACGGTGCAGTTTGATCAGTGCCGGCCGGTGCGCAGATCCAGGCGCGGCCGCGGCGAAGGTAGTAGTGCTTCACAGGACAGGGAGAGGAATGGTGGAGCAGTGGATGCGCGGCACCAGCCAGACGCTGGCGTCGTTGGTGGCCAGCACCTCGTAGTAGGGCCAGCCACGGATGGTGAGAACACCGGTGACGGTGGCGGTGTCGAGCACGCCCCAGCCGAGGATGTAGACCTTCTGGCCGCGTTCGTAGCGCTGGCCCCGGCGGTGGGTTCTCATGGCTGCTTCAGCGCCTGGCATGCGCGGACATGGCCAGCATTGCAGTCAGCGCGGGTCATGTCATCCAGCGTGGTGGTGAGGCAATACCAGAAGGCACCGGCGATGCCGGTGCAGATGGCGAGGCCGGCGGTGAAACGGAGGAGGGATTGCACGGTTTGCACGGTTTGCACGGTTCGGGAGTGGGTGCCGGGGTGGGCCCCCGGCGGGCCGTGGAGGTCAGGCCAGGTGGGCCTGACAAGTCCCGATCCAGCGCTGCAGCTCACCATGTCGGCGCTGCAGCTCCAGGTAACGGCCGGGATCACTGTGCGGCAGCAACCCGCGAAGCTCGCGAGCGATCTGCTCGGCCTCAGTGGTGAACTGAGCAATCAAGGCAAGGATCTGATCCTGCATTGTTCAGGACCGGCTCGGGGCCGGGCGGGGTGGTGGCCGTCTCCGGCCGTGAGCCAATCATCCCCGCTGCACTGCCCCACGACCACGCCCCTGTCGCAAACCTTCACACACGCATTCCGCCTAGCATCCCCGCAGCAGCCATGCGCTCATGCAGGCCCGGATCGACGGCACCGAGCTGGTGACCGCCAGACAGGCCCGCATCAGCTTCCGCCAGAGCATCTTCAACGCATGGGCCCACCGCTGCGCCTACTGCGGCCAGCCGGCACAGAGCCTCGATCACATCCAGCCCAAGGCTCGCGGCGGCCTCACGGTGCGGCAGAACCTGGTGCCGGCATGCCTGCGCTGCAACCGACTGAAAAGCCACCGCGAGGTGTTCTCGTGGTGGCGACTGCAGCCGTTCTGGTGCGCCGATGCTCAGGCATCGCTGATCGCTTGGCTCCGCTCCGGCGAGTAGCAGCAGCACTCAGCTGCGAAGCCCAGGCCCTCCTCACGTGGGTCTGGAAAGTCCAGGTCGCAGGCGGCACCGCGCCAGTGCTGGCACCGCTCGCAGCTGTGCTCAGCTGTCGGCGCGAGGTGGCGGCGGCGATGCCAGCGCGGGATCTCCGGGCACACGTTCCGGTGGCTGAGCCCTTGGCGAACCTGGCGCACGGCTTCGCGTGATGTGCTGCCCATCTGCCTGGCCATCTCGGCATTGCTGAGATCGAACGACAGCAAGACTTCGCGGACCTGATCGGGGGTGAGCATGGCAGGGATGAGAGAAGGGTCCGGGCCTCCGATGCCGCCAGCTACGGCAGCCAGCACCCCACGTACTGACTGCAGCGGTGCCCGCCCTTACGGGTGGGGCCGACCCGGGTGGTCACAGTTTGACGTCCGCGTCGAAGACGTAACGAGGGGCGCTGTTCGGCTGCTCAAGCGCGGTGAATGTCATGCCAGCGATCGTCAGCCCAGTGGCGCGGCTGAAGGCGTTCGCCGCATCGGCGAAGGTGCGCAGCAGCTGCTCCTTGGCTTGGATGGCTTCTTCGATGGTCATGGTGCTGGGGTACGATTTGGGCTCCATTGTTTGATCGATGGGCAGTCCGCTGCGGCCGGCAGCGGTGAGGCGGACACCGCGTGAGGACCCGCCACCGGCCAACCAATTCAATAGCTGATGCGCACCTGGGCGATGCCGTCGAGCGGCACACCGAGACGCCAAGCAGCGCCAGCTGAGAGATCGAGGCTGTTGCAGTCGCAGCGGTCGGTGACCGGCACCGTCAGCACCCGGCTGCCGTGGCGCACCGTGACGCGGGTGCCGCAGGGCAGCCAAGGATGGGCGGCCGACACGCCCCAGTGGCGGTAGATGCCGCCGCAGTAGGCCGGGCCGCCGTTGAACTCCTGGTGATAGACCGTGGCTGTCACCGGCCGGCCGGCGTGATGCGCGAGGGCCGGGCCCTGCAGAAGCAGGGCCGCGGCGAGGGTGATGCGTCGGATCATGCGCGGGCCTGCTTCTGCAG